AGCTTGTCTATTACCAAATCGAGTGAAGCAAGATGTGGAAACGCTTCAGATGTTTAGTTTAGCTTGATTGTTGAAAGAGCCTACTAAAATGTAGGCTTTTTCTTCAATTACTTGCTACAACAATTGATGTATTATTTTTGGTTTAATAAAGTTTTTATGAATATTTTCATAAAAATACAAATTAGTTAGGTAAGCTTTACCACAACAAAACAAATTTTTTACCACTATCCTTAAAGGAGTGTTATAAACAAAATGACCTGTGGAATTTATGCAATTCTAAACATAGTTGATCAAAAAACTTATATTGGTAAATCAAAAAATATAGAGCAACGTTGGTACACTCATAAATCACAATTAAGACAGTTTACCCACGACAATAAAGGCTTGAGAGAAGATTGGGCTAGACTTGGGGAAAGTGCTTTTTGTTTTGTAATACTAGAAGAAGCAGATTTAAAAGATATTGATGTTTTAGAAATGGAATATATCAGACGTTATAGAGAAGAAAATCTTTATAACTACAATATCGAAAATCATCCCTGGAAAAAATTAGGTTATTTTCTAGCCCAAGAATCGACAGGTAAAAGTAGTGCAATTGAAAAAATAAAAGATTGTGATGGGGACTTGCTCCCTTTAAGATATTGTCCTAATTGTAATCTTCATAAATTAGCTAATTCGTTTAGAAATAATCTGTATTGTTTTGAGTGTTTTACCAACATTGAAGCAGAGTTACTAGAAGAAATCGAAACCATTGAATCTATCTCCATACTAACAGGCATTTCTTCCGCACCAGAAGGTAAACCTGTCTCAAAATATAAACTAAGTTCTGATTAGTTTTACCTTCTTTCATGTCCTCAATTCTCTTTAACGTAACATTGTTTGATTATCTCCTATTCGCCCCCATAGTAGCTTGCATAGTTTATCTGTATGCCCAACAAATAAGACTACGTAAGCTACTTCCTTATAAACCCTCTTCAAAGAATACTAAAATATTATCGGTTGTAGCAGGTGAAAACGTTGATACTACATCAATTGAAAAAGCCTTATATGCAACTGATATTACTTATAATCTTTTGAGTTATGAATCTGTTTCTCAAGAATCTTTTTTATCTGAGTTAGCTAAAGATGTAACAATAGCAGAAATTTCCTCCCACGGATTAAATGGGTCTTTTAGGTTTGGCAATACAACCTTGCCTATATCTTGGTTAGCCCAAGTTTTACAGCATTATCCTAAAGTTGAATGTATTCTTTTACTTTATTGTAAAAGTTACCTAGATATTTCTGCTATCACCGCTACAGGTAAACACACAGTAGGTTTAGTTGATGAAGTAACAGATTCAAGTTGCGTGATCTTCAGCCGTCAATTTTATTACTACTTAAACAAAAGCTACGATTATAAAGAAGCTTTTGAAGTTGCTAGATTAAGTTTACCTGTTTCAGACTTTCCAAAATTTATCTTCTCAGAAGGGGAAAAGCTTGAAAAAACAAAGCATCAATATTACGCATTCTTAGGCCAATGATCGAAAAACTCTCACCAGAACATAAAAGATTTGTTTATGCTTATGTTGCTTGTCTAAATAAAACTCAAGCTTATTTAATTGCGTACCCAAATTCTACCGCAAAAGATGCTAAGAATAGTGCCTATCGTTTAGCACAAAAAGAAGACATCAAAGAAGCTATTGAAGAGGTTTTAGCTACTGAACTAGAGAATCAAAAGACAGTATTAAGACGCTTAGTTACTTTAATCGAGTTTGATCTTACTGAGTACTTGAATGCTGCTCTTAAAATTGATGTGGCTAAACTTAATAAAGACGGTTTAGGTTGGATTGTAAAAGGTATCAGACAAACCAAGTTTGGCAACGAAATTTATTTGATTGATAAAGATAAAGTTTTAGAAATGTTGTCTAAAGCTCATAACTTATTTGATGGAACAAAAATAGAAGTTAATTTTACTGAGAGATTGAATGCAGAAAACTTATTGAATGAACAATTGGAATCTATCAAGCTTAAGTTTGAAGGAGAAAATAGCACTAACTGATCCTTCAATATTAGTAAATTTAGACAAAGAACTTTTACTTTATAATTACGACTTCAATGCGAGACCTAAACAAAAATTTCCTGATGGGGATTGGTTAACTTGGTTAATTAAATCTGGTAGAGGTTTTGGTAAATCTTGGATAGGGTCTAATTGGGTAATTGATAGAGCAAAGAAATATAAAGAACCTATAGCAATCATTGGTAAAAATGCTGCTGATGTAAGAGATGTGCAGGTTGAAATCGGTTTAAGTTCTATACTAAAATTATCGCCACCTTGGTTTAAACCCGAGTATCAGCCAAGTAAACGTAGATTAGTTTGGCCTAATGGAGTAATCGGTATTCTTTATAGTGCAGAAGATCCCGACTTATTACGTGGCCCTCAACATGGTTCAGCATGGTGTGATGAATTTTGCAAATTTCAATATCCTCAAGAGTTATGGGATAACCTCTTGTTTGGTCTACGTTTAGGTTCAAAACCTCAAGTAGTAATTACAACAACACCTAGACCTATAAAGACCCTTAAACAAATTGCTAAAGACCCTAAGACGATTGTTACAACAGGTTCTACCTTTGAAAATCGTTATAACTTAGCTGGCATCTTTTTAGATGAAATTAAAAAACGTTATGACGGTACTCGTTTAGGTAGACAAGAGTTATACGGTGAAATTTTAGAAGACAATCCAGGGGCTTTGTTTAGTTACTCAAACCTAGACCAATACAGAGTATCAAAAGCTCCTGAACTAAAGCAAGTAGTTGTAGCAATTGACCCTGCTGTTACTGCTGAAGAAGATTCAAATGAGACTGGTATTATCGTATTTGGCGTAGATGAAAATGAACACGGTTATGTATTAGAAGATTGTTCAGGTATTTATCACCCGCAAGAATGGTCATCCTTAGCAGTTAAATTATACGACAAATGGCAAGCTAATTATATTGTTGCTGAAACAAATCAAGGTGGGGATCTAGTAACAAATACAATTATACAAGCTGCCAAGAATCAAGGTCATAAACATATCCCCATTAAAAAGGTACATGCAACAAAAGGTAAGTATACCAGAGGGGAACCTGTAGCAGTTTTATATGAGCAAGGTAAAGTACATCACGTCGGCAATTTTCCTCAACTAGAGGATCAAATGTGTACATTTCTCCCTGGTGATAAAATTTCACCCGATAGAATGGATGCCTTAGTTTGGGCTGGTTATTGCTTAATGGTTAAGCATAATGAGGTTTATATTAGTGAGGAAAGCCCTTGGTAAAATGATGTACCTGTTACTAAATTTCTGAATGATTCGATAGAACTTTTATCAGAACTTAACTATCTGGCTTCTCTTGAAACACCTGAACAAAAGAGACAAAAGCTTGCTTATGTTTTAGGCAGTTCTTTTGCTCCTAATGCTTTAATAGGCTAAAAATGCTTCTAACTGACATCCAACAACGTCAAACATTAACTGATTCTCAGCGTGATAAGCTTCAACTTGACCTAGTTAAGTGGAAGTATTATGAAAACAACACCCGTAATTGGTTAATGCCTAAGACATTGCCTAATGGACATTTAATTGATGATAATGTAAAAATTGCATTATCACGAAAGATTGTCAATAAAGGTGTTACCTTTTTATTTGGTAAGCCTTTAACTTGGCAAGTTACAAAAGATGGTTCAAAAGATACTGCAACATCTGAACCAACTACAGAAGAAACAGTCCTCAGTCAAATATGGGGTAATCAAGAAACACAAACAGCATTCCTAGCTGAAAATGCAATCAATGGTGGTGTTGTTGGTTCGTTTCATTTTCAGATTGTTGCAAAAGAAGGTCAGCCATTAAAAGTTAAGTATCTTGACCCAACTTGGGTATTTGTAGAGCATGACCCTGAAGATATTAATGCTGCATTCAATTACATGCTACCTTATAAAGTTGGCGATGATTTGTATAGATTGCGTCATGAGAAGACCAATCTCAACTGGATTTATTTAACTGAACGATGGAACGTAAACAAATGGGTGATTGAAACACCTCCTGTTACATGGCCGTATGAGTGGCCCTTTATTATTTCAGGTAAGAACTTACCAAAGCCTAATTCTTTTTATGGGGCTAGTGATTTAGAAGATGCTGACATTAATGATGCAATCAATTTAGTTGCATCAAATGTCAATCGTATTGTACGAATCTACGCTAATCCTATCGTTTGGGGGTATGGTTTTGGTTCTAATGCAATGAACATTGATTCTAGTAAGGTGATTACTGCAACTGATTCAGAAGCATCGTTGAATGCCCTAGAACTTGCTAGAGACTTAAATAGTCCACAAGAACACCTGAAGTTCTTACGTTCAATGTATTCAGAAGTGACTAATGTCCCTGAATCAGACCCTGAACGACTAAAGATTGGTGCATCCTCAGGATTTGCTTTGGAAGTACTGTTCAATGACCTGTTGTTAAAGACAGGTGTTAAACGTGCATTCTATGGCAAAGCTCTGATTGAATTGAACAGACGATTGTTAGAACTATCTGGTTTTGGAGACAATAATCAAACACTGCTTCACTGGCCCAACCCATTACCTGTTGACAAGGTATCTGAAACTACATCAGACCAATTTGATTTGAATGCTGGATTATCAAGTAAGCGAACAATGGCAACTAAGAGAGGATATGATTATGACCAAGAAACCGAGTATCAATCTCACGAACAGACAAACAACACTGCATTGGGTGAAAACATTTTAGCTGCATTTAGAAATGGACAAGGTTAGTTATAAGATGCCATGTTTGCTCAAAAATAGGGTCAAAAACATATTAATTTTATACACTTTTTGAATTGAAATTTCATAGTAGTAGTATAAGACCTTGAAGCTTTTTAAAATCAATTTTCATATAAAGTTAATAGGACTACAGGTGTAAAATGAATGAACTTTTAAAGACAAATAGATTTGGCACATTTAAGTTAAGTAGACATTTTTTAGAACGATTATCAAAAGAACAAGTTGATTTAATTTTTCAAGGTATGTTTATTACTAGATGTGAGTATAATTTTGCTTCTGATACTTTCGAATATATTGCATTTAGTGAAAAGTTTAAACGTGTGCCTGAAGGTTCAGAACCTTATGAATACACCCCAATCGTGATTACTAAACAAAGTGAATGGCGTAATTCAGTTTATGTTGAATTTGAGGAGATTTAGATTATGCCAAGAATTGAAGTAGTTACTTGTGATGTTTGTGGACAACCTGCTAAACAAAACTATCCTTTTGAAATCGTAATCAATGCCAACAGTAATTGAAACAGCAGACGGCTTTAGAAATCAATTAGCACGTCTTGAAACTTCTGCAACATCAGATCTTCTAACTGCATATAGAGGTGTAACCAATCGACTAGAAGATAAAATTACTGTTTTAATGGCTAGATTTGAGCAATTGGAAGCTGCTGGTAGATTGACACCGGAGAATATTAGAAAGCTTGCAACTTGGGGGTCTTTACTCAACCAAATTGAAGATGAAATTACAAAGTATGGTGGTTATGTTGATACCCAAAACCGTGTTGCAGCACAAAAATCAATTGACCTTGCAGGTAAACACTCACAACAGCTAACATCTGTATACTTCAATGATAACCCTAGATTACTGCAAGCTTTTAATGCAAGTTGGGATCGTCTTCCAAATGAATCAGTGGAAACTTTACTTGGTTTTCTGCAACAAGACTCACAACTAAGCCAGAATTTAACCCGTACACTTGGTACATCAGCAGCTAATAACTTTGCAACTAAACTAATTGAAGGTATTGCATTAGGTTACAATCCTAACAAGATTAATAGTCTAATCAATCAATCTTTGAGTGAACCTTTAACATGGTCTTTAAACTCTGTACGCACCACTCAAAATTATGCATACAGAGAATCGACAAGAGCCAACTACGTCAATAATTCTGAAATTCTAGGTGGTTGGAAGTGGTATGCCGCATTAGATGGTAGGGTATGTTTGTCATGTGTTAATCAGCATGGTAAAGAATTTCCCCTTAATGCAAGACTTAACGATCATCATCAGGGAAGATGCACACAAATTCCCATTCTTGATAGGCCTGAACGATTTGGATTGCAATCGCTTAAAATTGAACAGGGTGAAAACTGGTTTAATCGATTACCAAGAAACGAACAACGTCAACGTATGGGAGAAGCTAAACATAAAGCTTATTTAGCTGGTGAATTTCAGTTTTCTGAATTAAGCGAACGTTACCAAAATGATACTTTTGGAGAGATGCTGAAAGAAGCTTCTTTAGTCAGTATTTTAGGTGAAAGAGCACAAAGGTATTATTCAATATGATGAAATGTTTGATTGTATTGATATTTTTATTTAGTGTTGTTGGGTGTTACCAGAACAATAGATTTAAAGAACCACCTGACAAAATTTACACAGTTGAAAGGTTATCAAATGAATCACGAATCTAAATGGCTTGCTGACAAACAATGTTGGCGATTGGTGCATCCTGATACGGGTGATTTTATTGCGGAATACTACCCTTATTCAAATCAATTGGTAGTTACTAAGCATCGTAAAACTGCAATCATTGACCTTGACGGGTATCAAGTACTAAAAAATGAATAACAGACAACCTCTATTAATGACTTATACAGAATGGTATAGAACTCTGATACCCTTCTGTCATGGTAAAAAACACTTGATTGACGGTATTAAAGATATATGGAAGTCAGCAATACCTCAACCACAGAAAGTCAAAAATCAAGTTGTGAAGATGATTTTACCAAAGCATTTTGAAGAATTCACAAAGCTTTGTGCAAAGGAAAATGGTTAATGCCAGAAACTACAAACACTGAAACTGTTGAAGATACTCAAGAAAATACAGGTGATACCTCTACCGTAACTGAGGGGCAAGAGTTATTTACACAGGATCAGGTTAATAAATTTGTTGCAAAACGTGTGAAGGAAATAAAAGCTCAGTTTAAAGATTATGATGTACTAAAGGAAGCTGTTACAAAACTAACTGAACAAGTTGAATCTTTCAAGACTACAACTAAGGATCTTGAGAAGAAATATCAAGAAACAACGTACACTAATGCACTAGAAAAAGCTGCATTGACGGTTAATCTTGATACTGAATTGGCTGTTAAGCACATCGATAAAGATAAAGTAATCTTTGTTGATGGTAAGCCAACTAATTTAGTAGAATTGCTACAAGCTGAAATTGAAAAGTTTCCTCAGTTAATTAAAAAACAGGTTGTAACTCCTACTGTTCCTCAGACATCTCAAACTGAACAACAGAAGTTTTCACTTCACAGAACACCTAACACAAATAATTTCTTTTCAGGGGGAGGGTTAAGACTTAATGTCAAACAACAGGAATCTTAAACGATGGGTATTACTACTACTGCAGACCTGAATGGTCTGTACAATCAAATTTATGAACGTGCATTGTTTGTCCTGCGTGAATCAAATCTGATGGTTCAGTTGGTTAGCAATTACAGTGCTACCAACTTCTATACACGCAATTTAACGACTCGTGGTCAATTCACGGTAGAAACTGTGTCAGAAGGTGTTGATTACACCAATGCGCAGTCCTTTGGTAAGACGTTAGTTGGCACTCTTACACCACAGGAAAGAATGACCCAAGCGGTTATTACCGACATTGAAATCATGAACGACCCTGATAACACTGTTGCGGATGCTAGTCAGGAAATGGGTGCAGGGATGGCTGCAAAGATTGATACCGACTTGCTTGGTGTATTTGCTTCTTTTACCACTGACAAAGGTACAGGGGCTAATAATGCAGCTACGCTTGCTAGTATTGCTGCTGGTATCAGTGTAGTTCAGAAGCGTTTTGGTTTGCAAGATGGGCCAATTAACGTAGCGTTGCATCCGTATCAATGGCATGATATTTGGGTGTTACTAGGACAACCTACTGCCAATCAAGCTTTGCTTGGTGATGTTGCTAATGAGGCTTTACGTCAGTACTATGTTGGTAACTTTGTCAATGCACGTTGGTTTACTAGTGCTAATATTGAAGTAGATGCAAATTCAGATGCTGTTGGGGGTATCTTCACTCAATCTAGCATTGCTTTTGACAGTCGTATTGCTCCATACATGGAAAACGAACGTGATGCTAGTTTGCGTGCAACTGAAATGAACTTTGTTGCTGCATATGCAGTCGGCCTAGGCAAACGGCCAACTTTGGGTGTTAAGTACACCAGCGATGCAACTGAACCTACGTAATTCATCCTCTCAATTTAACAACATTAGGTGGTTAAGCACTGGATATAAAGGAAACTACCTAAATGTTTGGAAGTCAGAATACAAAAATTCTTGCGCTGTATGTTGACCACGACCCCCAGGCTGATGACGATCTGTTTCTGTTCAAAGCTCCCCATCAACTTGAGATTGTTTCAGCTAGTATGACGTTGAACAACGCTCTTGCTGGTAGTACTGCTAACTACTTTGACGTGGCTTTGTACAATGGTGGTACTGCGGGTACTGCTGAAACTGCTGTTGCTGGTACTATTGGTGGAACTGCTGGTTGGTCTGCACTTACCCCTAAAGACTTTACTATCAGTAATGGCACTGTAACAGCTAATCAAGTTGTGTATTTGCGCTACAATGAGGAAGGTACTGGAACGTTTGGTGCTGGTGTTGTCCAAATCAATTACCGTGATGGACAAGCCTAGTTAAATAATGAAAGGTGGTTTAGCACTTTACAGAAAGTTTTCAAATGGCAATTAGATCGGGAATGGTTGACTTAGTTGGTCAATTTAGAAGCTATATCCAAGAATCAGGTACAGCTATCTTTAGCGATGATAGGATTCAACAGTTACTTGATTCAAACTCCAACTACGTTTATCAAGCACCCCTTCAACCTGTTCCACAACGTTACAATGGTTCGGTCATTTATCAAGATTATCTTGTTAGTCATTCTTGGTTAGAAGGTACAGCCACAAGTACAAACAAAGTTTATAACTCAAATGGTACTGTTGTAACTAATTACACTGCTGACTTTGTGAATGGTAAGTTTTCATTTACTAGCAATACTTTAGGTACTGCTTATTATTTAGATGGACGTTCGTACAACTTTTTCAAAGCTGTTTCTGAAGGTTGGAAAGAAAAAGCCGCATATTATGCTACTCAGTTTGATTTTAGTGTAGAAGGTCGTAGTTACTCAAAGTCTCAAATTATCAAGTCCTGTCAAGAAATGTCAAAGCAGTATTCTGCAATGTCTTCAGTTGTGATGCATTCAATTGATAGGGGTGATATGTGCTAACTGCTTCTGATTTAACTTGGATGAGAGCAACAGAAGAACTAGCAATGTCGTCAACTGCTGTAATTCTTTCACCTTCATACACAGAAGGGGCTTTTGGCGATACTCTTGAAAGTTGGTTAATTGCTGGGACTGTTCAAGCTGATGTATGGCCCATTGCTAAAAATGATCGTGAGAAATCTTCTGGTAATCAAGATTTGTCAAAAGGTGAATATTATATCAGTGTTCCTTTTGATTCAGCAGTAACAGTTGAAAACAAACTTGTTGTTGACAACCTGCTTTATGAAGTTACCTTTGTCCCTCTCCAACAATCTTGGCTTACTAATCTAAGATGTGAAGCAAGAAACTACAATGGCTCTCCTGTTAATGTCACTTTAGGAACAGCAATTTATCAATCAGGTATGGACCAATTAATTCAACTTTTAACCGATATTAAAGGTCTGATGGTTACTGATTCAGTAAGTCAATCTGAAGTTTCAGCAGGCACAGTTAGTCAACTATTAAAAGCTTCTAATGAAAATCGTACAGGGTTACAGGTGCATAATAACGGGACTGCAACTTTGTATATTAACCTTGGAACAATTGCAGCAACAGACAATTATACAGACCGACCAATTGAAGCTGATGCTTATTGGGAAATGCCAATGCCTATCTATACAGGTGCAATTTATGGTATTTGGTCTTCTGCAAATGGTTATGTAACTGTTACTGAGTTTGAATAATGCCATATTTCCCACCTGAGCAAACAGCGCTTCAAATACTAAATAAATTAAAAACTGTTGATGGTTCTGGAAGTGGACTTGATGCCGATACAGTTGATGGTTTACATGCGAATGAACTTTCAACAGTTGGAGCGCTAAATGATTTAACTGATGTAACTATAACTACACCTACAAGTAATCAAGTTTTGTTGTTTAATGGGTCTATTTGGGTCAATAGTACACTTGAAGGGGGTGGTGGCGGGGGTGTTACTGATCATGGTGCTTTAACAGGTTTATCTGGTAATGATCATCCACAATATTATTTAGCTTCAAATGTTTCTGAGTATGGTGCAAGCTTGATTGCTGCTATTAATGCAGCATCAGTAAGAACATTACTTGAACTTGGGACAATGGCAACTGCTACAGAAGCAAATTACTTGTTGGTTGATGGTACTAGAGCAAGTACAGGAAGACAGACGTTTTCTGGTGGAATTGTAACAGGTAGCATACGACCAGGGAGTGATTCGGCTACAGCGGTACAGGTGCGGAATGCTAGTGGTACGTCGGTCGTGACAGTGGATACGACAAATTGGCGGCTTGGTATCAACGCCATACCACGTGGCTCGCTTGAGGTCAATCAGACAGTTGGTAGTAATCTTGGTAGTGGACCAACATTTATTTTTGCTGATACTGTAGCAACCAACGGTATTCCAGTAATTTACTCGTACAAAACAGGGTCGGCTAGCGGTGCATTGGCGCTTTTTGGCTGGAACTATTACATCAGTAGCGAAACAAATACATACGACAGGATCAATACAGCACGCAATGGGTGGGGCTTTCAAATCGATTCACGTAATGCTGTAGTTGATGCTGATTTTGAATTCCGCGTTATTACATCTGCTGGCAGTAGTCAGACACGTATGGCTCTGCAGGCGGACGGGGATTTCTACGTTGGCGGAACTACTGTACCAGCTAGTGCTGTGCTGACAGTTTTAGCCAGCGGATATGTGGGAGTTAATCAGGTATTTCCCACAGCACTACTTGACCTGGCCGCCAGCAACACCACACGAGCTAGTTTGTGTATTCGTACTGGTATAGCCCCCACATCACCTAATGCTGGTGATATGTATCAGGATGGTACACATGTTTATATGTATCTAGCAGGAGCATGGAAACAATTAGATAACTAACTATGACAATACAAATTGAATCAGTTTTAGACGAAATTAATGCAATTGATTTTATTAATGCACGAAACAAACCAAAAGAAACAATTGCTTTTGGTGTTTACCCAAATGCTAAAAATGTTTAGCTGAGTATACAGAACTATTGAATCGCTTACAAGATGAGAATGCTTTAGCAAAATTTTATCCTTATCACCTTGAAAGTACTGCACAAGTAAAACCTTATATTTTACAGCTTCAACAAGCAATGCTTGCCATTTGTTCCATTGTTGAAGCGATTGATCGTCAAGCCTTAGCACAAAACGGACGTAAAGTTTTTGGTATTGATTTACCGACAGAGGAATAAAGATGGAAATAACAGAAGAACAAGTAAAAGAATTTTTGAAACAAAAACAACAACAGGAACTGGAAGAGGATAAAACCTTAACTCAAGAATTGATTAATCTTGCGGCTTCAAGAAATCGACAAATTATTGCGATAATTCAGACTCATCAAAACGGTATGATTGCGTCTGCTATTTGGGGAGTTCAAAAACAATGACTTTTTTGGTAAATTTGTTTTTAGGCTTGAGTACTTTGTTTTGTATTGGATTAAATGACCCCGATAAAAATACAGGGGATTTACAGACAAAAGTTTTGGCTTTGCTTAATCCTGATTGTTATTACAATTGGGCAATTTATTCAGAAAATAATCTAGACAATCCAAAGTTTGACCCTATGCTTTGGAAAGTAACACAAGGAAATATCAATCAAGCTGAACGCCTAGCAAAGCAATATCCTGGTAGAAATTGGCTCATTTATAACGAACCTGAAGGGTCAGACCAAGCTAACACAAAGCCTGAAGATGCTGCAATCTGGTTTGATAAAGTCTACAAAGCTATTAAAGATGCTGATTCAACTGCTATCATTGCCTGTTGTGGTGTAATGGTACGAAATGAAGGTATTGCATGGCTTGACAAATTCGTTGCTAAAATCAAGAACAAACCTGATGTATGGCATATTCATATTTATATTAACTCACAAAATTTCAATGATTGGCTTTCCTTCTGGAATTGGTTTTTGTGGTGGAATAACAAAAGCGGTAGTAATCTTCCAGTTTATGTAACTGAAACTTGTGCGACTTACCAAACTGCACAAGAGGATTTTATTGCTAGTTTATTTGAATATAGGCATCCGTTACTACAGCGTGTTTACTGGTTTTCAACATTTCCTGAACCAATTGTAGCGGATTGGTATTGTTCATTGCTTAATACTGATGGTTCAGAAAATGGACTAACAGATTGGTTTATCACACGTCAAGCCTTCTTTCCCCCAAATAAATTAACACCAGAACCAGAACCACCAACACCAACTGCAACACCCACAAAAACAGCTACTAAGACTCCTACACCAACTAGCACTCCAACAGCTACAAAAACACCGATTCCAACTGCTACAGCAACAGTTACACCAACACCGACAATTGATATTGGTGATACCACGAATTTACCTGCTAGTGATGAACCTATTATTTTTACTGAGCAAGTATTTTTTCCAATCTACTTTAAATAAAGGATTAATTGAATAATGGATAAATTGCGTATTTTGTATTCAAGTAATGGCATTTGGACAAATAGCGGTTATGGTATTCAAGGTCGTTCATTGTTGCCCCGTTTAGCTGAACTTGAAACTGTTGGAGGACGAGAAAACATTGCTCAATTTGCTTGGTATGGTTTGCAAGGTGGTATTTGGGACTGGCAAGGCTTCAGAATTTATCCTGCTGGTGTTGATTCTTACGGGAATGATATTGTACAGTCCCATACACGACATTTTGGTGCAAATGTTGTAATTTCACTGATTGATGCTTGGGTAATGGATAAAGTAGGTACTAAGGTAAAACCTGCTTTGTGGTTGCCCTGGTTGCCTATTGACCATGATCCTGTTCCTCAACGTGTACTTGATTCAATTGCAGATGCTCACTTACCACTTACTTATGCTAAGTGGGGTCATGAAATGCTTAATAAATTAGGCATTAAAAACTATTACATCCCTCATGGTATTGAACCAAGTGTATACAAGGTGCTACCACTTGACCAAGTTGAAGCCTTTAAAAAGCAATACCTGAAACACGATGGACATTTAACAATCATGGTAGCTGCTAATAAAGGTTATCCAGACCGAAAAAACTTTCAAGGGCAACTTGCTGCGTGGGCTGCATTCAGTAAAAACAAACCTGATGTACGATTGTACATTCATACAGAACCTACACCAATGTATCAGGGGCTGAATTTACCTAGATTGTGTCAAGAATTAGGCATTGCTGAGAAGGTAATGTTTCCTGACAGATACGAATACTTCATTGGTTTACCTGCTGATTATCTTGCTTTCATTTACAACTCTGCAAATGTTCTAATGGGTGCTGCAATGTCTGAAGGTTTTGGTATTCCATTGATTGAAGCCCAAGCCTGTGGAACACCTGTAATCACAACTAACTTTAGTGCAATGCCAGAGCTTGTGAGATACGGTAATATTGTTGATGTAGCAAACAAGTTTTGGACGCCTTTAGAAGCTTATCAAGCAATCCCAGACCAAGGTCAAATCCAAGATTCACTTGAGGACAATTATCAAGACTGGCTTGATGCTGGTAAACAAAAGAACTCTGAAGAGGGTTTGAAAGCTTCTGCAAAGATTCATTCTGAGTATTCTTGGGATGAATTGGTAAACACTTACTGGAAGCCTTTATTTGAAAATCTGCATACAAAGATATTTAGTCAACCACAAGCTAAACAAGGTCAGATTGTAAAAGCAGGTAAGGTGCTTCCTTGATTCACAATTTTAGTATCAAAAAGGGTATTTAATTATGAATTGTTGTGTTGTCATTCCAACTTTAAATGAAGCTGATAGCATCAAAGAACTAGTAGAGTATTTTTCATTTAATGGTTTATCTGTAATTGTTGTAGATGACAATTCAAGTGACGAAACTAGAGAATTGGCTAATTATGCAGGTGCTTTTGTAATTCACAACAAAGAACGAAAAGGTTTAAACAAATCACTTTGGCAGGGTATTAATTTAGCACTTGAAACAGGATTTGATTACATTGCAACTGTTGATGCTGGTAAATCTCATGACCCAAAACACCTGTTTGAGATGCTTGATAAAATGCATCAATATGATTTGATTGTTGGTTCTAGGTTTCTGCAAAGCAGTAATTACGACAATACAAAGGGTAAATTCTACCGTCCATTTCTCAGTAAACTTGCAGCAATGCTTTGCAACATTGCACAAAAGGGATCTGGTTATAGTGATTGGACTAGTGGTTATAGGGTTTATAGAGCAACATTGTTACAAGCCTTAAAACGATTTACCTACAATGCAAAGATGCATCCTGTACAAATTGAATTGTTGGGAAGGTCAACACAATTGGGTGCTAAGGTGTTGGAGTATCCAATCACTTATGTTGCTGGTAAAACTTCATTCAATCGAAGTGTCGCCAATGAAGCTTTTAAAATCTGGTTACAACTATTAAACCACTATCCAGCAAAACCTAAGTACATTGAAAGTGAGCTTGTTTAAATGTTTCATATTTGTGTATTAAGTTATAACCGGAAAAATCTGCTACAGTGCACTCTAGAATCTTTGCACAACACAAAACAACAGTTTAACTTAAGTATTATTGATGCAAGTACTGATTTTGAAACTTTGAACTATTTAAAAAGTCAATCGAACGTTTATTATTTACCAAAATCAAACGTTGGTCAAGCAATGAATTATGCAGCAACTTTGATCAAAAATAGTGGTTGTGAGTATGGTTTGATTACCGCTGATGATTACAATTATCTCCCTTACTGGCTTGATACATTAACTCATTTTTGGTGGAATGCTTCAGCTGAAATCAAAATTGCTTGTGCAAATATTGAGCCACACTATGCATGGAATATCACTACAGAAGTATATGAATATGGGAATCATCAGTATGCTTTTATTCGTAACTCTATTCCAGGGTCTAATTGGTCATTTAGAACAGCAGATATTGATTTAATTTTCCCTGTACCTGAAAAGACAGGTGGTGAGGATCTAGAAACTTGCAATAAATTACGTGGTCAAGGATTTAAACTTGCATCGTTAGATTTAACTGATCATTTAGGTGAAAAACAATCAGCATGGGGAAATCATTCGTATAAACTAGCACAGAAGTTAACAAGACTTGAATTACTGCAAAAGTATAATTTCATACCATGAATAGAGTTTATACTGATACAAGAAACTTAGATAGATTAATTGCTAACATCCCAGGTAATACGGAAGAAATAATCAAGGTCATTGCTTTTCAAGTAGAAGCAATTGCCAAAACTTTAGCCCCAGTTGATACAGGCGCATTACGTCTTTCAATCTACGTTAGATTCAGTGATTCAAACCCCACAACTACAGTAACAGTAGAAGAACTACCAAAACCCTCAACAAAATTTAGTGCTGTTATTGGCCCATCCGTTGAGTATGCAATTTATATTGAGTTAGGTACTTCAACAATGTCAGCACAACCATTTCTGTTACCTGCATTACGACAAATAGAACATCAACTAGAAACTTATTTTAGGAATATTGTTAAATGATTGATCCTTATATCATCGGTAGTGCTTTATACAACAAGGTTCGTACATCTGGAACAATAGCTACTTACTTTCAAAAAGCACCCCAATCAGCAACAACACCATACACGCTTGTGTATTTCATGACTGCAAATGACGATTATACTTTCACTGATGACGGTTTAAATGCTGATTATGTTGTCAAAGTTGTATCATCTCAAGACAAGCAATATCATCCTGAGCAAGCACTAGCTTTATATTCTTCTGTTCATTCTGCGTTGCAGGATTCAAACTTTACTATTCCTGGCTACAATGTAATCAGAATGAGACGTGAATCAATTTTAACTTATGAAGATCAATCGCATTTTTGGAATGTAGGAGGATTATACAATTTGGATATTTGGAAAACATAATTAGAAAAGGAATTAAATAATGGCTGCTTTTAGTGGGACTGCTGGTTCTGTCACTTGTCATACAGGTGGAACGATTCTTTCAGCAGGTATTAGTGAATGGTCTTTTGATGGGTCAATGTCTCCGGTTGAAACAACTGAATTTGGACAGGTTTGGGATACGTTTGTCCCAAGCGTCCGTAATGCTACTGGTTCGTTTTCAGGAAACAAAGAACAATCTGACACAGGGCAAACTGCATTGATGAATAGTTTCCTGGGTGGTTCTGCAATCATCTTACGTTTGTACGAAAATGCAACTAAGTATTGGCTGGTTGGAACTGCTTATATTACTGGTATGAGTAACAATGTAAGTGTGAAGGGTAAAGGTGAAGTTTCGTTCAATTGGCAAGCTAGTGGGCCAGTTACCTACAACTAATGGAGGGTAATCAATGGCTGCTTTTAGTGGTACAGCAGGAAGTGTTTTATATACAACAGGTGGTACTACGTTAGTATCTTCAATTAGTGAATGGTCATTAGATTTTTCGATGTCACCTCCTGAAACAACAGTTTTTGGGGATACTGTAGATACTTATGTTCCTAGTGTAAGAAATGCAACAGGATCTTTTAGTGGTAATGATGACCAATCGGATTCAGGGCAGTCCACATTATTAGCTAAATTTCAAAATGGGGAAGTGCGTTCATTGCGTTTGCATGAATCTACTTCTAAATATTTTGATTGTCAAAACGTCTCTTTTACAGGTATTTCTCAGGGATTATCTGTTAAAGGAAAAGGTGAAGTTAGTTTCAACTTCCAAGTACACGGAGCAATAACTTACGTATGATGAATAAACAAGACTTTTTAAATGCAATTTGCGGTAAATCTGTTACACGTCAGATTGACGGTATTGAAGTAGAAATTAAAGCATTGACTGTATTAGAAGTGCAACAGCTTCAAGAAACAAAAGATCCTGTTGAACAATCAATGCAAATGATTATTGCAGGATTAGTCAATCCTCAATTGAGTAAAGATGACATTGCAACATTGAAGCAAGCTCGAGCAGGATTCATTGCTAAACTTGCAAAGGAAATTAGCGAACTGTCTGGATTGGGTGATGAAAATCCTACGGTTGGGAATGGTTGACAGTAATCCGAAATGGTGCAAACGTTGAACCTACTGACAAATTTTCATTGTTTGAATTAGCAGAATCACGATCAATGTCAGTAGGTTCTATGTTGCTTGGGTCAGTCATTCCCTTGTATCAAACTGAACTGTCTCTTTACAACACTTATAAAATAGTGAGGGCTAGACTAGAGCAACAATCAAAAGGTTCTTAGTAATGTCGCTAGCTAAACTATTTGTTGAAGTTGGTGCAAATGTAAACAAATTTGAAAGAGGAATGGAAACAGTACGTTCAGAAATTGACCGTACTGCAAAACATTCCTCTTTTTTTGCTGATACACTTTCAACTGCAATAGGTACAGGTACAGCTTTAGCGGTAAATAAAGCTGTATCTAGTATTACTCACTTTGTCAGTTACATCAAAAAAACAGGCGAGGAATTTAACTCCTTAAAAGAAACTTCAACACTTGCTTTTGAAACAATGCTAGGGAGTATGGATCAAGCTAAAACCTTTTTAGCTGATCTTCAAAGCTTTGCTGAAAAAACACCCTTTGAGTTACCAGGTTTGATTGATGCAAGTCAAAAAATGATTGCATTTGGATTCACTTCAAAAGAGGTTTTACCTACTCTAACTGCAATTGGTGATGCTGTATCAGGTTTAGGTGGCAGTCCTGAAAAGCTTCAACGTGTGATTACTGCTATTGGTCAAATTAAAGCTAAGGGTAAAATTCAAGCTCAGGAAATGTTACAACTTGCTGAAGCTGGTATACCTGCCTGGGAAATCCTAGCAAAAGCAATCGGTAAATCAATCCCTGATGCTATGAAGGAATCAGAAAAAGGAGCTATTGACGCTACAACAGCAATCAATGCTTTAATCAATGGCATGAATGATCGTTTTGGTGGATTGATGGCTAAGCAATCCCAAACTTTTTCAGGTTTGAGAAGTACCTTCAATGACTTGCTTAGAGACGTTGCAGCAAAGCTAACAAAACCCTGGTTTGACAATGCTAAAAAAGGTCTAGAAGCAATGATTAAGCTTATGCAAACTGATAAGTTTAAATCATTCCTAGAAGGTACTATTAAAGTATCTGAGAAGTTAGCTAATACAGTTGCAAGAATCAAAGGCTTTTTCTTCGGTCTATTAGGTAAGGGCTTTAACCTACTACACGCTTTATTTGGAGATAGTTCAGAAGCAAAGCAATCAATCGGAATTCTTGATTTAATTCCTAAAAAAATAAAGCAATTGATGGGCTTTATTAAGCCTATCGGTAACTTTATCTATGAGTTATCAGATAAAGGGTTTAGAGTACTGACAGGTGTTTTTGACGACTTCTATAGGTCATTCAACAAGATCAGCAACCAAAAATTTTACTTCTTTGGTGATATGTCTCTAGGCCAGTTTGCAAGTGGAATTAAGAGTATTTTTAAAGAAGTAACTTCAGGTGGTAAGAATCTAAACTATTGGTTATACACTGCTCCTAAAGTCTTTCAAGTTGTAACAAAACTAATGATGTCAGCCAAGAATGTATTTGGTTACTTCTCTGGTTCTGGATTGCAAACAACACTAAAATCATTAGGCAAGATTCTTACGGGTTTGGGTAATACCTTAGCTAAACTGGTTAGACCTTTTAAAGATGCTTTAGGAGGTTTATTCAATCAACTTTCCACAATGAAAAATCTAGGCTTTGCAGACATCTTTAAGACCGTATTGTCTTCAATTGCACAGGCTTTTAGTGGATTTATCAAAGTAATTAAAGATGAATTTTGGCCTACAATCAAAAGTGCTTTGATGTGGGTTTGGAATGCTCTTACTGATTTCTTCACCAGTATTGATTGGGGAAGTGTTTGGACTGGTATCGCTACTGGTTTGTCTTCAATCGTAAATTATGTTTCTTCAATTGATTGGGCTAGTGTTTGGTCAACAATTTGGAGTAGTCTTAAAAATATAGGTCAATGGTTTGCTGATAATGTAATTCCACCAATCAGCGATTTCTTTGGTTGGTTACTTTCCTGGTTTAGTGATCCTGGTAAGAATAGTCAACTATGGAATGCAGTAACTTCAGTTTGGACATTTATCACTGATTGGGCTACATATCTTTGGGAAGGTGTTAGTCCTTATCTGGGATCATTCTTTGGATACTTAGCTAGTTGGTTTACTGATTCAAGTAAACGACAAACTTTGTGGAATGCAGTGGTAAGTACATGGAACTTTGTTTCTGATTGGGCTATGTATTTATGGGATGTGACTTCCCCTTATCTCTCTGGATTCTTCAACTACTTGCTATCTTGGTTTACTGATGCTTCAAAACGTAGTCAACTCTGGAATGGAATTGTAGCAACTTGGACATTTATTACTGATTGGTCTAAAGCAATTTGGAGTAATGTAAGTCCATATCTTTCTCAGTTTTGGGGATGGTTGTCAGGATGGATTACAGACCCATCTAAACGTAAACAATTATGGGATGGGATTGTTTCTACCTGGGATGCAATCAAGTTATGGAGCGCTAACCTATGGGGATGGATCTATCCAAATATGCAAGCACTTTGGGCTAATCTAGAAGCATGGATTGATACTAATGCTCCTGACTTTGGTACTTGGTTAGATGCTTTTAAGAAATTCTCAACTGATTCCAAGAATCAATGGCAATCTGACTTTCCAGAGATTGTAAAGCAATTCAACTACTTAAAAGACACAATTATTACTGAAGTACCTAACATTATTTCTAGTCTTGATAATCTGTCTTCTAGATTTGGTGAGGGATGGAATTTTACCCCAGGTCAATGGTTTGCAGGTCTAGAAAGAGATTTAGCGGATCTAATTAAAATGGCTAGTAAAGTCATTGAAATTATAGATACCATGGTTGCCACTACGCAATCTGCTTTCAGTATGGATTGGTCTGGGTATGTAAACAATTCTGTTTTGTTTGGTCAAAAGTTAAGCGAGTTTGGTCAAATTTGGTCTGATAATCAAAATTGGTGGAATACACAACAAGCTAATAATAACCAACAGCCTGTAACCTTTCCTGGTGGGCATGCTAGAGGCGGTATTGCTAATGAGGGTAGAGTATTAGTTGGTGAGAAAGGGCCAGAATTAGTTGACTTACCTAGAGGCTCTAGGGTTTGGGATCATGGTCAATCAATGAGTAAGCTAGGTTCTGATACTGGTCAAACTGTAACAATCATCTTGAAAAATGAAGGTACACTACAAGCAAGCAGACAAGTGATTGACGATATTGCGATTGCATTGCAGAAGCGATTAAATTTGCAGGGTAATAGAGTGGTGTTTGCTTCTTAGTTAAAAATAGGCTCTAAATTTCAATGAAAATAACAAAAAGGTATAAACATACCACTAAGTAATTTACGTTGAAATTTAGAGCTTATTCTTAAAATCGTTACTATCCTGCCTATTTTTATAGGTGTATTTTAGTATTTCGTAAAAGCATTTTTAAAAAATAAGGCTAATAATGCCAGTCACTAACCACACAATTGCAGTAACAGTCAATGGGGTAGATAAAACAAGCTCACTAATTAAAGACAGCTTGTTCATCCGTCTTCAATTGAATAATAAATCAAACACTGCTGAACTCAAATTTAAAAACTTTGAACCTGCTGAACGTGCTACTATTCAGATTTCAATCAATGGTACAGTTGTGTTTGGTGGTTTCATTATCAGAAAATCAGCCACAATTCTTGGTGTTAAAGGTTCAACTGTAGTCAATTGGTCTGTTGAATGTAAAGATTGGTCTGAATTATTAGAGAGTGTTACTGTCAATGAAGAGCTAACAGAATCTAGTGATTCATCGATTGTAGCATACTTATTTACCACTTATCTACCCTCTTCAGGATTTAACACTTCAACTGATGTAAGAACGCTAGACAATGACCTAGATATTACTTTCACAAACGTTTCACTTAGAGAAGCATTAGACCAATTAGCAGAGAGAGTAGGGGCTAATTGGTATATCAAGCCAAACAAAAACATTTATTGGTTTAGTCCTGCTAATCCTGATATAGCATCATTCGGTATTTCCTCTAGTCCTAACGATTCAACTACATTTGGTTTTCTAAACAATTCCCTGTCTTATGATGTAGACTCAAGTACGATTGTGAATCAAGTTAAAATCATTGCAGGAGTCAAATCAACAGGTACAAAGCAAACAGACTCATTTACAGGTGATGGGTCAAAGAAAACATTCACACTTTCACAAATACCAGACGCTATTGTGTATTGTGGCTATAATGATGGAATTGGTACGTACACTACGTATGGTTCATTTGTTGGTTTAGCTCCTCAAGATAAATTAGCAACTGAAGGAGGGTCTTATAGAGCAGTAATAGACCAAGCCAACAAGACAATCAAGCTTGAGGGGTCAACAGGTAATCCTCCTGCTAATGGGACAAGTATCAATGTGGTGTATTACTACAAAGAACTTGTTGATTTAACGTATGATGATCTTGGTTCACAAGCTTTATTTGGTACGTATCCAATCTCTTTAATGAATCAGACATTTGGTTCTGAAGAGGAAGCAAGAAAGAAAGCTACAGCATTACTAGAACAGAACTCTAGAGGTAAATCAAAGATTGGGTTTGAAACAACAAAGTATGGTTTACTTCCTGGTCAACTGGTGACAATTGATGTAAGTGAACTTGACTTAACATCAGGATTAGCCACTAGCAAACTGTTACTTGAAAGCGGTGATAAACTTTTACTTGAAAGTGGAGACAAGATTGTTTTAGAAGAGTATGCAGAAGGGCAAACCTTCTTAATACAATCAGTTAGTCTAACTCCTGTTGTCACTGATTCAAATGCATTCATGCTTGTCTCTAAGGTTGAAGCTGGTCAATACATTCCTGATATTGTTGATTCTCTGGCTAAGATTGGCAGTCTTAAATCAAACACAGGTACACAAACAAACTCACCAATCCAGACAAGATTAAGTAACATTTCATCTGACATGGGTGAAGTTACACTTGGTAGAGCTACTTTTACTGATGGTGGAACAGCTAGATTTGGATGGGGTAATCCTGGTGGTGCTAGTGGTGTTGTAGTAGGTCTTGAAGATACAAATGGTTCATACGGTGCTGTCTATATTTATGACAGTGGAACAGTAAAAGCAAAGCTTGGTAGACTAGACGATCAACCAGCTATAGGTACTGTAACACCTTCAGGATGGGGATTGGTAACTACAAATGGTTTCTTTTCAGGGTTGGTTTATGCAAGTCAATTAGAAGGCGGAACAGTTACAGGCTCATTGATTCAAGGTAATACAATCAATGGTGGTACGATCAATGGTTCTTATATTTCAGGTGGTACTATTGATGGTATCACACTGATTGGTAATACAATTGCAACTGGCACACCTCCTATTAACTCAAGTAACCCTGGTGTCTATATGGATACTACAGGGTTATATGGTTACGGTTCTGTAGGGTTAACTTTTAGATTATCTAGTGACCCTGCAATAAAGCCTTACTTCTCATCTGGAACAATCACAGAAGTTACCTACGAAGTAACAACCAATTCAGTTATCCGAACAGGGACAACTAATCCTAGAGTACAAATGGATAACAGTGGTATCTTTGGGTATGACTCAGGAGGTAATCTGAGGTTTGCATTTGATACAGGTACAGGATACTTGCAAGCTACCAATGGTTCCTTCTCTGGTACTGTATCAGCTTCGTTAATTAGTGGTGGTACTGTATCAGGTAATCGAATTACAGGCGGCACAATAACAGGTGTAGCAGTAACAGCTAACACAATTACAGGTGGAACTGTCAGCGGTGCTTTAATAAGTGGTAATACTGTATCAGGTGGTACAGTGACAGGAGCTATTGTAACAGCAGGTACGGTATCAGGTAACTTGGTATCAGGTGGTACTGTATCAGGGTCTTATATTTCTGGTGGTACTGTTACAGGGGCTTTGGTTACTGCTGCAGGAGGTAGTGTTACTTTAGACAATTCAAGTGGTATTACTCTCCAAACTCAATCTAGTCCTGGTTTTAGTGATCCTAGGTCATTAAAATTTAAGACAGGTACAACTACTGTTGCTAGTATTAGTTCTACTCCCGCTGGTGGTACTTACATCGTTGCTGGTGTACTAAGCAGCAGTGCGGGGTTTATTCACAATGTAGCTCATAGTGCTACTACTGATTATTCAACTTATGATCAATACCCTGATTATTTCAATTGGAAAATAAATACCATTGATTATTTATCCCTTATTTCAAATTATATAATGGCCTATAAGCATATAGTACCTCAAGACACAAGTCTAAATCTACAATTAGGTGACTCAACACATGCTTTCAGATACTTGTACTTAAAAGATGACGCAGGAGTAACTAGACGTGTTTCGATCAATTCAAGCGGTGTTTTGACCGTAACATAAAGGTTTTAAAATGGCAGATACAAAAATAACAGGTTTAACCGAATTAGCAGCTACACCGGCTAATAATGATTGGTATGTAGTAGCTGATGTTTCAGACACAACGATGAATGCAAGTGGTACTAACAAGAAACTTGCAGCTACTAGAGTGGTACACAAAGATACTTCAGGTAATGTTGCTGTAACAGGTAATTTTAGTGTTGGTACAGCTACAGCAGGGGCAATTGCTCATATTTACTCTCCTAGTGACGAATCCCTTAGAATTGCAGGAACAGCAGCAACAAGTAATCCTTATATCTCATTTTATCAAGGTACTACAAGACGTTCATTTATTCAACACGCAGATTCAAATGATACGCTCAATCTAGTAAGTGAATATGGTAACGTAGCAATTAAAGCTGCTGTAACTCTTGGTTCTGATTCAGAAGCGGAATATCTAACAATTAAAGCGGGTGGTAACGTTGGGATTGGACAAACTAACCCATCATACAAGCTAGATGTAAATGGAAGTTTCCAAAGCACACAAATGGGTGATACTTGGTCTTCACTTAGTTTTGGTTCTGGATGGACTAACTATGGAGGTGCTTATTTAGTAGCTGCTTATAAGAAAGTTGGAGACTTGGTTTTTGTACGGGGATTGGTTAAACGTACAAGTGGTGTAGGAACAACAATTGGCACTTTACCTATTGGTTGTCGTCCAAGTGCTTACCATCTAGCGGCTGTAGCTTGCGGCACAGGTTATGCAGAAATTGAAATTCAAACCACAGGTGTTATCTCTCTACGTACTGGTGATCCTTCTACTTATTTGCAAATTGGCAATACTGTATTTAGCACAATCTAAGGAAAAAAACATGGCACAAATTATACTAACCGTTCCAGACGACAAGGAACAACGTTTTATCAATGCTTTTGCCACTGTGTTTGGGTGGAGTAATGAATTAGGGATTACGAAAAAACAATTTATGAAGAGTAAACTAAAGGATTACGCAAAAGAGATCCTGTACAGAGCAGAGATTGCGGAAGCACATAAACAAATTAATGAAACACTTCAAACTGAAATTGACGGTATTGGAGTAGATTGAAATAAAAAACCTCTAGACTAATAATCTAGAGGTTTCTTTTTTGTTACTGAGCGTTTACCAGTCTATCAGTGTTTTTGCTTAGTGTTTCCTGCAAGGTCTTAAGTTGCTTACCATAATCGCTATTAGGATTGATATATTGGCTCAAGGTGGTTAGTTTTGCAAGTGTAGCGGCAAGTTCAGCTTCAATTTGCATTTGGGCCATAATTTCTTTGTTCATGATTCGCTCCTTTTTCTGTCAACTTGTTTTTGCCTATAGCCTATTTTAGCACGGTTTAGCCTTTTGTGTCTATACGTCAAATGGAGTATTTTTAAATTACAACAAAAAACCACTGATTTTTCACAGTGGTTTCTTGGTTTTATTTAGTTGTCAACTGTTCCACGAGACATTATTTGCGAATCCAGGGGTCGTGTTCTTTTTCTTTTTCTTCGTCATCACAAAATAGATTTTCCATATTAACCATTGTCCTTTGGCTGTTCAACGTCGTGAATCTCAGCATCTTCTGTAGGGATTGAAAACCAACCACATTTAGGAAACATCATTTTTAACTCCTTTAATTACAATTATAATTAATTTATGTTTAACTCAGTTGAGTATAAACCTAGAACACTTGATGTCGTAACTGTTTCCAACTTTTGAAGTTAGCATAATACCGATCGTCTTGTTGAGCAAATGCAATGTGTTCAAATGGTGAAGGATGTTTGTCTGCAATCAGTTTCTTTGCTAATTCAAGATCTTTTTTTGTGTCGTCAGACCATTTGAAGTATGAAATTCGTGCAAGTCTAGCTGCTGAAATAAGCTGTGTATCTGAAAGTAAAAACTCTTTGCCTCTAATATCCTCAACCATAGGAATATGCTGCATACACTCAGAAGGCTTTGATTCTTCCAAAGCGTAATAAATCTCCCAGGCTAAACGTTGCATATCAGGTTTAGTTGATTCGTGTAATCGTTGCTCGAAGAAATTAATCCAATCTGTAGCAGTGATGACAGTGTGAATGTTGATAAACGGTCTAAGGTAGTCATTGATATTTTGATGATGAATACCCAATTCTTGAAGCTGTTTACAAATTTGTTGAGTTTTGATGTAAAGCTCTTTCACCAATGAATCTGCTTTATCATTGGTCAAATCATCAGTAACAATACTTCCCTGCATTCCTTTCTTTTCTTCTGTCCAAGTTGGGAGAACCAAGTCCCAATCTGTAATACGATCAAATGAAATAGCACGTAAACTAGAACTGTTTCGACTAAAAATCCGGTGGGTCAAGACTTGTTGGTGAATGAATTGTGGGTAGACACAATGCAAGGTGGTTAGTCTTGTACCTGTGTGTGGATTGATACTGTCAAGCAAAACTTTTACTTCCATCCTAAAATAACTCCTTTATCTTTTAGATTTGTGCCATAAACGCATTAGTACCTGAAAGCCAGTTTATAGACTTGGCTTAGGTCTTGTTACTTAAGCGTAAATAACATCTCTGCTAACTCTAACAACTCTAAAGCTTAGATTAGGATTAGCCTCACGACATTGTCCAAGCATTTGGATAATAATTGTTTCTGACTTGGAAAGACATCCTAAAGCATCTTCCCAGTTAA